GGTAAAACCCGACTCTCGTGGCCACCAACACAACGTTGGTGGATCTTCCACGTTCCCGAAATTGGAGGTGTTCTATGTCTGCACGCACACGTACAACCGGCTTAAGTAGTTGGACTGGTCAGGTAGTAGTCACAGCAAATTCCACCCAGGACATGTATGCTCCTGGTAACGGTAATCTGCCTAACATTATTATCCGACCTATACCCAGCTACGGAGGCGGGGGATTGTACGGTGCACCACTCTCTAACCTTAAGACCATCTCTGATGTCGTTGGTCGCCGCAAGGCTTTTAACCCTTGCAACCATTCGAAACATCAGAGTATACCCATTCACCTTAGAGCCTACTTGGATCGAACCAAGGAAGCAGAAAGCGTCTGGAATCTTGACCGTTACCTGTTTCGCTATCCTATTCCGGCTAACTTCGAAGTTTTGATTGATGGTTTAATCCATCCGTCATATTTCTACGGAGCTAATCCTGAAAGTTTTGCGAATATGGACCCGGTAGATTGGGGTACTTTGGTAGCAGAAGTGGGAAACCAAGTTGACGGCGCCATGCAATCAAGATCAAATCTGATTGTTAGCGCAGTTGAAATTGGGAAAACCGTGAAGATGTTGCGTAACCCGTTCAACCTCATTAAGAGTACCAAGAAGCTCGGTATTCCGAAAAAGGCTGTATTGCGGGATTTAACAAAACGCAGCGCATCTGCATGGTTGGAATGGCGGTACGGATGGAGTAATCTTGTTGCGGACACTATAGCTATAGCGTCTGTGATGGATGAGGCCATTGCGCATCGTGAATTTCTCCTCAAGTATGTGGGCAAAGATCGCCCTATCCACGCCCGCGAGGTTGTGGAAAAGGTGGTTGATGTGCCATATCACAACTCCACTTATCTATCTTATATGCCGTTAGTCGAGATGATTCCGCGAAACTTTCGGATTAAGAGGACAGCCACCTTCGGGTGTGCGGTACTCAACCAGAGTTATGGGAATGTCTTCGAACTACCTGCTCTAATCAAGCAGCGTTTAGGGGTCAATAAGATAGCTGAAGCCGTATGGGATCTCGTACCCTTCTCGTTTGTAGTTGACTGGTTTGTCAATGTACAAAAGATTATGGGGATCGATCCGACCTTATGGGCACGCCATGATATACGTTATTTGGGCCACAGTTTAAAGCTAGAGAGTTGCATTGATATTGATTTCAAATGCAGCTTCCCGGCCTACGCTGAGGTGCCTGAAGTGACTAAAACATGCAGTGTACAGGGTTCTGTGGGAAACATTTCCTACAGTCGCTCGGAGGGCTTTCCCTCCGGATACGATACGTACGGCGTTTTTGGGAATCTCCGCAAAATAAACATTGCGGACGGCGCTGCTTTGATTGTGCAGCGGGTTCTTTAATCAACACCTTGTCGCTTAAAGTCACAAGGAACAACCACTTTATTAGGAGGGCGTTATGCCATTAGCCACAATTGTTTTGAACGATCATGATTCCACCGACATCACTCTTACCCTAATCGGCCAAACAGCCGCCGGGGGCGAGTATCGTGATGTTTCTCGAGCTCTAGCTGCTCCGCTTTCACTTCAGTTCAATAATAAAATTGGACCGGTGAATTCGAAGGCAAGCGATAAGCTCGTCGTCTCGTTGAGAGACGTCCGTATCAATACCGAGACCTCACAGGCTTTCCTGAATCAGGCTCGTACTGAAATTACGGTATCACGGGATCCACAGAACCCAGCAACAGCTGTCGAGGACATGCTCGCAATGCTTGCTGACCTGTTCGGGAATGCGAATTTCCGGGCAGAGATTGCCAACGGTATGCTTCCAACAACGGCGCAAGCCTAAGGAGCACTGTATGGGTAATAAAAGGATGTGGATAATCCTGGCTTTACAAATCGCCGGGATGATCATTGATCAACTCAGTCAGATAGTTAAATGACTGAGGATACGCCTCAATGGGCGTGCTAGGGCTAATGCATAATGTCTAGGGGAGGAAACGATGAAAACCATCGGGACCGTAACGCCTAAGACAGACGTGTCATCCTTAGTTTCTGCTTTGTTTGCAGACGCTAGTAGACGTCTCCAATGCGGGATGAATCAAGACTGCGAATACCTTCTTCAGCGCCTTAGGGCCGAGGGTGATAAGTTCCTGTACACTGTCCTCCCATTGCTGGGTAAGGCGGTCGAACGTTCTCTCATCACTGAATGCAACGTCTGCATTCCTGAAGGGTTTGCGCTCTTTGGCCACAGTAAGTTGCCGCGTTTCTTGCATATACCCTTTACCAAGGTATACCGCGAAGACGGCTCACTGTTGCCTAGATCAGAAATTAACATTGTCGCTGTCGAAGTAATTCGGCAAGTGACTTTATTCTGGTCGAAAGTTCAAACTGCTGCTAAAGAGGATTGGAGTTCTGCAATAAAAGAATTCAGAACTCGCATTACTACGAAGCCGGATATTAAGAATCATCCGGCTTTGGGGTACGCAAGAAAGTACTTGCGCATTCTTTTTAGTGAGGGAGCACCAGAATGGTCGAGTATCCGGGAGTTCATTCGTGAACCCTGGGGAAAACACGGACCTGGTGCGGTAGCTCATGGAGAGCGTGGGAATGATAAATGGTTTTTAGAGTCTGTTAAAGGGTTTCCAAGGAATTTGTATGACGTCAACCAACGCATACACTTAGACTTTATCCCTAATACTTCATCCTTAGCTTCAAGAATGATCTGTGTCCCGAAGGACTTTCGAGGACCACGCATTATTTGCGCAGAACCTAAAGAGTGCCAATTTGGGCAACAAGGGTTGAAAGACATTCTGTATAGCTATCTGGAAAACCACTATCTCTCCCGCGAGCACATATGCTTTACGGACGTAACGCGGAATCGGGCTGCGTGCTTTGATGAAAGTCTGAGCACAATCGACCTTAAAGACGCAAGTGATCGGTTATCACTAGATGCGTGCCGCCTCTTACTACCCAGGCATATGTTCAAGCTTCTAACCATGTATAGGGCTCGCCGTTGTTCGATAGACGGTGATGAATTTTCCTATACAGCATTCGCTACTATGGGTTCAGCATTGTGCTTCCCAGTCCAGACTGTTATCTTCCTTTCAATATGTAAAGGGGTTCAATGGTACTGGAATTGCGTATTGTCTAGGTCACGTCCCGGCCACTCGAAAGAGGCCCGGCGAGTCAACCCCAAAATATTCGTATTCGGGGACGACATCATTTGTGATACGGCAATCGCTCCACATGTAGTTGATGCTCTAGAAGCTCTTGGCCTTAAGGTTAACCGAGATAAAACTTCGCTCGGAACCACAGTCAAAGAATCCTGTGGCGAGTGGGTAATAAACGGAGTCTCACAAGTAATTGTGAAACCTAAGGTCATCGGCGTCGACTGTGCGGAAGCCTATTTGGCAGTTCGACAAAACATCCAAAATCTTCGTGATAAAGGATGGTTTGCTGCCGCTGAAGCTTTCGTCGATATGATATCTCCGATAATAGCTGCCATACCGAGACGGTACAACAGGAAGTATCAGAGAATGGAGTATCGCAGCCCTACACTCATCATGGAGGGCGAGACAGGTGAACTTCGCGCTGAATATGCACTTTATAATTACTTTACGCACATTGAAAGCGTAGATGTAATGCAAAAACAGCGAAGCAGTATGATGCCGTTTCTCCACGGGGCCCTCGTCAGGGCCAAACGGAGATGGCAAGCTGAAGATCCGTCGCTAATCCTGTAAGGGATGTCGCTTCGGCTCTTTTGGGCTTGGGGGG